TTTAAGCGTGATAGTAAGTTCTTGCTGAAAGAACGTAGTACCGTTGTTTCTATCTGAAGTGATAGTTTCTTGGTAACTATTTGCTCCTTTTAATTGAAATCTGAAACAAGCTGTTACGTTTGCAATTGCACTAATCAAATCAGGGTTTCCTGCGTCATAAGTAACATCAACTTCGGGGTTAAAATCCCCGTAGTTGATGAAATATACAGCTTCTAATCCACCGATTGTGTCCTTACAAACTTCTTGTCTTCCGTTAGCTAAGTCGCACATAGTTTCTTAGTTTGCAGAGTTAGTAACATTGTATGTAACGATGTCCTCAACGATTCCGTATTGAACTCCTGCAGTCATTCTCATAACGATGCGGATATTTTGGTCGCCAATAGTTTCTGAAGTATCAATGATTCTAACTTCTTGTGAATCGTTAAGTAAACCAGTACCGAATACTAAATTTTCTTTAGTTGTTGCAATCATAGTTGATGCAGGTAAACCCGGTGCGTGTGCTAATTTAACACCTTCGAAAGGTAAAATTGCGCCACCGTTAAACCACATTGACCCTTTACCGTCGATACCATTTGCTCCTAAGTTAGTTGCGAAACCACCTAATGCACGAACGTACAATCTGAACACGTTTGTAGAAACGTAGATATGATAATCCTCACGTGCTGAAACTGCTAATGGAGTAGCGTCTAAAACTTTTCCGATTTCTGCAATAACGTTTGTTGACAACAAACCACCACCTACTAATGCAAGTTCTTGCCCTGAAGGTAATGCAGGGTCTAAAGCTAATAAAGTTGTAAATCCGTCAAACTCTCCGTTGTTAGATGCAACACCTCTCCAGATGTTTACTTCGTTTTCTGAAGCAACCTTTTCTGCGTATTGCGCTAATAAGAAATCAGTAAATGATTTCGGCATTACATCGAATGCTGAATAACCCATTTCGATTGCGTCCCAATCATTTCTGAAGGTTGTTTTACACAATTGTCTGTTAACTTGTAACTCTTTCGGTTGGATTACTCTTTCTGTTAAGGTAATCGTTCCTGCAGGGTTAAAGTCGCATGAAGCGTTTGATAAAAGTTTGTCAGTTGCAAGTCGTTTCATAACCGATTTGAACTTAACGTTTGGCATGATAGTAATTAAATTACTTGCCAAAGTTGGTGCGGGCAATAAAGCCGCCGCAATGTATTTTCCTGCAAATTCTCCCGAATAAGAGGTAGTTACTGATGTTGTAGTACTCATTTTTTATAAATATTTTAAATTATTAAACTGCTGTTAAAGTGATTGAACCTGCTGTTACACCTGAACCGTTCACATACCAATTTGTTCCGTCACAAACTAATTCTGCGAAGTCACCGATTGATTCTGCTGACGCTACGAAAGAAATTGTGTTTTCGTCAACTCCTGCTACGTGCGCTCCGTTAACTAATACGCTTCCCTCGATTGCGTTACTAAGTGCTTTTACCGTCCAATCAGTAGTCGCAAATAATTGACCTACGATAAATTTGAATCGTAAACCTGCTGACGTTGCTACTGCAGGCAAAGTAATTTGCGCTCCTGCTGCTGCTTTTAATATTAATACTTTACCGCTATCTTTTGCGGTTAAAGTTGTTGCTACCGCTACGGTTTCAACTACTGCCAATTGACGTTCTGTGTCGTTGGTTACTGCTAAATAAGTTGTGCTCATTTTATTGGTTTATAAATTTCATTACTAAATCTCTTGTGCTTTTAGGTGCTTCTACCTTTACTTTTTCCGTTGGCTCTGGATTGTGAACAATTGCTTTCGGTTCTTCCATTTGTGCCAACTTAACTTTCAATGCTTCGTTTTCAGATTTCAATGCTTCGTATTCCGAAAAGAACGTTTCTTTAACCATTGATTCAACTGTTTTCTTAACTGCTGATTTTTCAATCATTTTTTCTTCGTCTTTTTTCATTTCTTCTTCGGGCATTTCTTCTTCTGCAGGTGCTTCTTGTTCTTTGATTTCTGCAATTACACCCTCTTGAGTAACGATTAAAAGCATTCCGTTTTCAACAACGTATTCTCCAACGGGCAACGGGATTCTTTGGTCGTCTTCCGTTACTACAAAAATTTCGTTATTAGCTTCAAAGCTATCAGCTTCGATTACCGTAACGCCATCGTTAAGTTTCATTTGCTCTAATTTCACTTCGATATTCAAAGCAACACAAATCTTTTTTACTATTTCTTTATAATTCATTTGACTTTTTTTTATTAAACTATTCTACTTTTGTTCTGTTGCACTTTAGCGAATTATTACCGTTGTGTTTTGGCTCGGATTGATTACTATTTGCGACCCTCCGCTTACCGTTGACCCTATCCCTTGTTGCGATAATTCGCCCTCGCAACATTCTTTTTTGTACTTACCGTCTTTACATAAGCAACCACGTTTTCCGCCTTTTGGTGATGTTGTTTTTGTTGGCATATTATCCTTTTACTTGTACTACTTTAACTGCTTTTAATGTCGCAACTCCTGCTTGAATTTCTTTTGCTCGTGCTGATAATTTCTCAAACATTTTTTGGCTTTCAACACTAATTGGTAAACCTAAATCTTTAGTGTTTTTAATTAAGGTATTTACTAAGTTCAATGCTTTTTGATTGTCTGAACTTGCAACCCCTAAAGCATCGATAGCCTCTTTTTGTTTAACTAAAATTATATTCACTTTTCCGTTAGCTGATTTCAATGAATTATCTGCACTTGTAGTCATTTTCATTGCGTCTTGCAACAAACCCAACTCTACATTCATTCCCAACTTAACCGCTTCTTTTTCGGTCATTTTGTTGATAATTTCTAAACTTGTTTTCATTTTATTATTGTTTATTTATTTGCTCTAATTTTCTTTGCGCCCACTCAATACCTGCATCGCCACCCCAACAAAGCCACATCAATCTTCCGCAACCGTCCCCTAATTCCTTTTGTGAATTTTCTTTGTGTCGTGCAAAACTTGCCATTCTTGCAATAGTGTCACGGCTTATATTTTCGCCGTTCGCTAATTGGTTTGCTCTTGCTTTTCCAACCGCCGTTCCACAATCACCCCAACCGTTTTCCTCAACCCAACGAAGTGCTATCTTTGCATTTTCAGTTGCTTGTTTTGGGTAGTCGTTATAAGTTTCTAAGTTGATTTCTTTACGTAACAATTCTGCTACCTTTTCACGTGCGCTCATTTCATAACGTTCTGCGAAATACCCCTCGATGCTGAAACCTTTTAATTCACCGTCTTTTACTTTTTTCCACGTTTCATCGTTGTCAACTTTCATTGCGATCATCCACGTACCTTTTGGTAAATCAAAACCGTATAATTTAGATTTATCCATTTCGGCATTTTCAATGATCCACGATTCTACAATAGTCATTCCGTCAACTTTAACAGCGTGTTGCTCCGTTGCGTTCTGATGTTGACCTCGCATAAATACCAATTCACTTGCACGTTTTACCGTTGATTCAGAAAAGAATATTTCGAACTCTTTATCTTTATCTTTACGGTAAATTTTCTTATTTGGAATTAACGCCGCACCTAAAACAATTCGCTTTTCGTCAATCGCTTTAAGTTCCACAAAGTCTTTTGAAAGTGCGATAAAATTTTCTTCCATTGCAGGTTTTTCAACAAGTGAAACGGCAAAAACACCATCTTTCTTTTCATCTTTGATTACTAATTCGTAAACTTCCATACCTTTTAAACTACAATTGTGACGTTTGTTGCACTTTCAAATCGAACTGTTGTGCGCTTGTGATATCGTTACTTACCACGTATGCTTTAACTGGCTGTTGTTGTAAGGTTGCTAATTGGTTTATTCCAGTATCTCCAACTACGTTCAAATTTGGTGCGATAATACTTGAAGGGTTTGGAACGTCTGGATTCCCACCACTACCACCACTGCCACCAAATTGGGTGCTTGCAATTTTCGCAACCTGAGCCAAACCTGTTGTTCCTGCAATTCCTGCTTCAACAAATCTTTGACCAGGGAATAACTCTTTACTCATCGCCAAAGCTGAAGTTACTGCTAAATAAGTATTGGTTAAAGCCGCTGCTAAATTGAAAGCCTTTGCAACCTTAAACTGCTTACGTGCCGTTGCTTCGTCTCGTGCATTAAATGATTCTATTAAACCTGCTATTGCTGTAAATGCGTCTGCCGCTAATTGTAGTTTAGTTTGCTTTAATGTATTTTGCCTTGCTATTTCTTCGTCTGTGTATTTTTTATTGATAACTCCTAACTCGTTTGCTTTTGCTTGTTCAATTATTGCTAATTGTTCTGCATTACCTTTTGCGAGTTCTTCAAGTGTAAAATATTTTTGTCTAACTAATTCGGTTTCATATTCTTGTTCTGTCATTGATTTCTGTAACTTATTTTGAAAGTTAGATTCATCAATTTCTTCAATTTGTGATTGAAAATCAATTTCAGCTTGTTTCTTTAATTTATTAGATTCTTTAATTGCTTTTTCGGCATCGTCTAAGGCTTTTAATTCTTTAGCGTTCATTTCCGCTAAAATCTTTTGCTGTAATTCATAAGTATCGAAAATTACACCTTGCTTTTCTTCTTCTACATCTTTAGTTACTTTACCCGTTTCAATCCTTGCTATCTTAATATCCGTTTCGGTATTTAAAATTGCTTGTTTCATTTCAGCAATAGCTGTTAACGTTTCTTCAATCATTTCATCGTTAACACCACCTACATTCGTTGCTCTTAAAATTTGTAAGTTCAAACGTGCTTCTTTGATTAGTTCACGTTGATTTGTTAACGAACGTTTAAGCTGTAACTTTTCAAGTGCTTCCGTTGATTTCCCTTGCGCTTCTAATAACTTAATTTGGCGGTCAATATTTCCCGTTTCTTCATCGTATGCTTTTTTTCGTGCTTTGCGTTGTTCTTCACGTTTTGCAAGTTCTTTATCAATACGTTTTATATTAGCCACGTGCCTTGCTGACATTTCACGTTCGTTTTTCGTGTCAATAATATTAAAGTATTCAAGTGCTTTGATTGCACCGTAAACAACTCCGATAAATGGAAAGAATATACCTATTAAAACTTTAATAGCCGTTCCTAAATTATCGAAGTAATCATAAGCTTTTATAATGTAATCTGAAACTTTCCTAACTGCTTTTGTAACGTAATCAAAATTAGCTATCAATGCACCTAATAAAACAATAAAAACACCAATACCCGTTGCTATAATTGCTAATCTAAACAACTTCATTGCTGTTGTCGCTGTTCCAGTTACTCCTGCTACTCCTGCCGTTGCGCCACTTAACCCAACTTTTGCTGTTGTATCTGCTTCCGTTACCGCTACGTTTGTTGCTGTTTCTTTATTAGAAACACCCATTACAAAGTTGTAAAGGGTAGTATAAACAGTTGTTGATTTTACAACCGCTCCTAACTGTTTAAACGCTCTTCCTGCATCTTCTAATCCTTCTAATCCTTGCGCCAAAGCCATTGCACTTTGAACACGTAACATCGCTTTTTGTACGTCTTCACTTTCTGCACCTACTAAACCCATTGCACCCTCAACGGCACTGAATCCACTTGCAACCGTTGATAAAGATTTCCCCAAAGCAATAAATGTTCCTTCGCCTTTTTGCGCCTGAATTGCATCGTTAACGTCTTCAATTTGGTCTTTAAGTTCCGCCGCTCTTTTGGACGCATTTTGCACCTCGATTGAAGTTGCACCGAAAGCATCCGCAAGTTTTTGAACTTCTAAAACCGCCTCTTTATACTGTTGTTTTAGCGTTTTAGAATTATCCTTAACCTCTATTTCAATAACCTTTTTTTCCATGGTATTTCCTTAATTCTTGTTTCAATATTTTCCTTGTTGAACTTGTGTATTCGTTCAAACCTTTTGCCACGTCAATCGCCTTTGATTGTCCGAAGTGGTCGCTAACTTTTAATAGCTGTATTATAGTGTGTATTCTCATAATATTTAATAACAAGGTTCTACTTTAAATGCTGAAAATTCGCTACCTTCTGGGATTGTGTATTCTCCGAAAGGGCAATCGGTATCTTCTGTTAAATAAGCAATATTATCTCCATCTGAATAAAACCAAGATGCACCAACTCCTAAGTCTGGATTCCATGTTAAAGCGCCATTCACTCCTTCTACAACATTAAAATCATATCTATTTTTTCCGTTAACTATTGGTTCAAAAGTAGAAACCCCAACTTCCACCGTTACGGGGCTTCCACCAACTAATGTATACGTTACTTTTATACATTCACAATCGGGTGCAATAGTTACCAATTCCCTAATTAAATTCATTTTAACTTCGCCGTTGTTTAACGTGCTACTAATATCGTTTATTAAATATCGTTTGTCTTTAATGATAATTTTATCATTCATTTTCAAGTTAGCCAAAACGCCAGTAGGCAACATTGCCGTAAATGAAAACAACCGTTGTTGCAAGTCGTAAAGGTTACCTAAATGATTAGCATAGTAAGTTTGGTAAAGGCTGTTTGGTTCTGTTTCTTGCGTTACGATGTTAAATTCGTTACCGAAACAAAGTGAAAAACCCGTTGTGTTGACGCTGTTGAAAAGTGCGTAATCGGTTACGTTTACTTCGGTACTTTCTTTTTTAAATTTAAAAGCTGTTGTTGCTGTATCTTCGCCTGCTAAATATAAAAGCATCGGTTCTGGAATATAGCTACTTTGATTTTCTTCAATACAATAAGCGCAAAATAAATCAGTGTTTCCGATTTCTACAAATTGGTTATTTTCAAAAGGTAACTCGATTTTAAATTCACTACCATCGTAATCAAAACTTGAATCTAAATTCCCGTAATTTCTATTAAATAAATTTAGAAAATTCTTATTAGCGAATGATTTACTTTCTTTATAGCTGAATGAAATTTGTTTGTAAAGTGGTAATCGCTTAATGTTACTTGAATTAATTACGTGCTTCGTTATATCCTTTTCCGTTCCTAAATTATACCAATCTTGCAAAGGTTCAATCGTGAATGTCGTTTCGTTTTCTCCAACACAAACCAAATTAAACGTTTTTAATATTGCTGAAAAGAAATCCGCTATTTTCATTGTGCTATTAAATGCACTTGCAATATTTACAACTGCGTTAATTGTATCTCCAGTAATTGTAACAACGCCACCACCACCAACTTGGGCAACTTCTACATTTGCATCGAAAGACGTTGTTTCATCTGAATAAAGGAAAACAGTATAAACGGTTGTATTGTCAGACGGTAAATAAGCAACTGCTTTTGTTGTTTCTGCAGGTGCAAATTCAGTTGTTGAAAATAAAACGCCATTTGCATAAACTTCGCAAAAATGTTTAGCCGTTACAGAACTTGGAAACAACTCTAAGTTTAAAAACACTTGAACTGAAGCGTCTAATAACGGTGGTCTAGTTAATGAATTATTTGCTAAATCTACATAGCTAACGGTTGGCGAAACGCTTAAAAAATCAAGTTGCGTTTTAGGGGAAAAAACCAATAACGTTTCCGCTAATTGATGTCTAAAATATAAATCCGTCCATCGTGATGAACTGAAAAATGTACCGTTAAAAGTAATTCCAAATTTAGTTTCTATGAAATCAAATATTTTAGAAACACGAACGGCAGGAAATAATTCCCTATAACTTATTCCTTTTGTCGCTTGAAAAATGTTATCGTCATTTGTTCCACTATTATTCCAAAAACGTTTTGGCGAAATCAAAGGAAATCTAACGTTGTAACTTGTTGTACCGTCCTCAAGTCTATCTTGAACGGATTGCCCCGTATAAGTGAATCCAACGCTTGTATAATCCAAATCTTTTAATTGCAATTCGCCAAACCTATCTTTTAAACTTGTTAACGCACCGAAGAAATTAAGCGAATAACTTACTACTTGTCCGTCTTTAATAACCGCTTCATTCAGTTGTATTTTTCCAATTCTAAACGGCATCGTTTCGATTTCAATAAACGCATCACGTCTTAAATTTTGGTCGATTGTAGGCACAACGTCACTTTCATACCAATGTTGGAAAATAGCGTTGTTTCGTGGTGATGCAGGAACTAAAAACGATTGCGAAAAGTCGCTAAATACCTTGCTAATATCTTGAACGTTTGCGACGGATGAATTAACCGTTACAATTTCGTCTTTGAACAAATCAACTTGAATTCCCTCAATAAACAGTTGCAACTTCGTCATAAGAAAATTCAAAATCTAATGTATAGTTCAAGTCTTTCTTGTTTACTATTTTAAATAAGTCGGCATCGTTTGTTAATATTTTGGCAGGTAAATTATTAACCATAATTCTTTCAGATAGCATCAATTGTTCAATGATAAACTTAAAGTTTTCGTCAACGCTTCCAGAATTAACCGTTATTTTTCTTCGTGCGTTTCGATTCATTTGCCTTGTTTGACCGTCTGAAACAGTCCATTGATTAACTGTTGGAACGGCTGTAAGGAAATTGTAATCTTCGCTTGTTGTTGTTATTTTATCAATTGACGCTTTAAAGAAAAATACTCGTTGCCAACCTCCTAATTTGTTTATAAAATCAATCGTTACGGGTGTGTATCTACATTCTGCTAACGGCTTGAAAGTAAACGATTGAAGTAATACGTTTGACGGGCTGTAAAATTCAACTATATTCCCACCTGCATAATAATTACTTGACGGCGTTGTCGCACTTTGCCAAATGTAAGGAATATCGCAATAACGTTGATTTACCGCATCTATGTTTGTTGTTTGTGTGTTTGCTGTGTTTGCTAAAGAAATATATTTTACGTAAGCTGAAATTCCAATAAACGCTGTAAAATAACCAGGGGATAAAAGTCCACTTGGTACGGTTGTATCGCTTGTTTTTGGATAGTAAAAAACCATTCCACTTTGATACTGAAACAAAGGAAAAGCACTATTGTAAGTTGTTACTTCATTATTCCACGGTAAAACTGCAATGCCTCCACTATCAGTATAAGCACGATAACCGTCAAACGAGCGATATGTTCTTGTATCTAACAAAGTGTAAGTTCCTGAAACGTTTTTATATCGCTTAATTCTAATGTATGCACTCGCACCACTTGGTGTTAATGTCGCTGTACTCGGTAACGTTCTAATATTTTGGTAAGTGTTACTAATAAATTCACGAACAAACGGTGTTACGTTGTAGCGTGTAACGTTATTCGTGCTACTTGGATTATTCTTTTCAAGTATGTAAGTAGCGGTTGCAGGAAAAGTAGATGTTAAACTAATAAACAATTCTACCTTTGAACCAGTTTGCCCTGCTTCAATTACTTGAACTAAAAACGGCGTTCTTGCGTACATTTTCTTTTATTGCTATGTCTATAATGTTGGATACTGTCAACACATAGGGGTTAATTAATTCAATTGGTAATTTCTTTAATTTCGTTTCTAAAGCATCACTAAAAAACATCGTTGGTTTAATACCACGATTGTAAATATTTCCTGCTATTATTTGCGCTATTGTTCTATAATTGCCTTTCTTATATTTGCCTTCTTCGTCTCTTAATCTTATATTTTTTCGCTTTGCCCAAACTTCAATGTTTGTAACAAAACTTTGCCACGAACCTGCATAGTTTCCAGAACCAAATTTAAAACGGCTATTGGGTGCTTGCTGTCCTTTTATCTTTGCATTCTTTGAAACTTTACTTGGGTCTTTACCTCGAACCCCTTGGTCTTGAAAGAACCCATAATCTTCCATTTGAAAGCCTATGCGAATAGAATTTGGGTAAACCTTACTTTCGCCTTTAATCGAATTATAAAGTTTCTTAGAAGCGTTCTTTTTACGCTTAGTTAAATTCGTTTTAGCTTGCTTTACAACGCCGTCTACAAACTTTTGTAGTGCTTTTGCTCTTTCGTCTTGACTCATTTTGTTAAGCGTTTAAATTCTCGTTGCTGTAAGTCATCGCTTTGTTTCGTAAACGTGAGAAAAGTGAGGCATTTTCTAAGTCCCAATTTGGTAATTTCATCGAATCTTGTAACGTCGCCTTGAGCGAGGACGTGTAAGCTTCCATACCACCCCCACTGTTTTCCAAATTGAGTTCTTTCACTAAGTGAGTTTTGATTTCCTGCGTCATCTCCGTCTCCAAAAATGTCAGGGTAGCTCTCAATAAGTCTTTTTCTAAAGTCCAAAAAAAAATATTCGCACCCTTAACGATTTGTAACGGTGCAAACTTCATTAAGTCGCTGTATTCATCACTTCCGTTATAATCGTGAATTGAATAACGGTCTTTAAAAGTTTCTTTAATAGGTCGATACATAACCGCCATTGCTTTGTGAAAAGTAGAAACATCTTGCAAGTACTTTTCTAAATCCACGTATTCGCCGAAACTAATTTCTTCTAAATTTGGAATAAAACCGAACTCCAAATCTTTAATTTTAAATCGTTGTTGGAACGTTCCTTCAGCTTCTAATGTTTTTGTAAGGGAAATTATTAATTCGGTTAAATCAGTCATTCGCATTTTAGCGATTGATTTCAATTCTAAACCAGTGAAACATTGCACCATTTGTTCCATTAAAAAATCCTCATCGTCACTATTTTGAGAAACGTTTACAAATTTTTGATATGCACTAAGTGGTATTTCTGCAATCGATGTTGGTATGTTTAATTCTATCTTCATACCTATTAAACTACAAAGTTTAATAAATGTTGTAAACGCCCTTGTTGGTGCTAATGGATTCCATTTCGTGGTAACGTAATGCGTCAATAGCGTGGTCGTTGCCACCTTGCGGTTTGTTAGTTGTTTTTCCCGTTCGGTCAACGTCCCAACAATAACCTCTAAGTTCTTTAATTAGATTTGTGCTATCGCTTGTAACTAAATATTCTTGTTGTTGCATAACATCAATACCGTAGTTAATTGAATCCTTGCCTTTCGTTACAGGGTAAATTTGTAAACCCCTGCGTCTTATTTCTTCAATGCTTTTCGGCTCGGCTGAATCTGCATAAATAACCGCGTCTTTAGGTAGTGCGTTTGCGATATCTCCGTTAAGCATTCCAGTACGATAAAACAATTCTTTAACAATTCGTTTGTCGTTCCATTTGTAAACTGCAATCGCTGAAGTTGGATCGTTCGTATATCCGAAGTCTAATCCGATTCCTAATAAACGTGCTTCGCTTGGTATGGTGTCAATTAGTTGCCAGTTACTGAAAACAACGCCTTGTAAGTTTCCGATTTGACCCTCGCCGTAAACACGCCACCAATTAGCCCAATAGTTTGACGTTTTAGCTTTCTCTTTTTTTATCATTAAATCTTCGAGCGTTTGCTTTGAAATACCCTCGTTATCTAAATAAGTAAGTAGTAAAAATTCTGCGTTGTGCTGTGGTAATATTTCACTATGCACCCAAAATTCGTTATCGGGGTTAAAGTCAATATACGTTTCTGCGCTCCTAATCATTAAAGCATCTGCAATAATAAAAGGAATGTGATTAGCTTCGTTAAGAAATAGAATATCACGTTTACCACTTGCTTTTGCTTTACCGTCTGAATCGAATGATTTAAACTGCATTATTGAACCGTTTGTAAAAGTGTAGATTAGTGCTGAAGCGTTCCAATTGTTTTCTATCCAACGGTTTGTTTCGACCATTATAGTTTTGAAAATATCTAACGCTCCCTCTTTTACTGCTGGTAATGTTTCTGCTACAACTGTGATTTTTATTCGTTGTTCTTTGATTGCCCTATCAATTAGAATAGGAATGATAGCGTATGTTTTCCCTGCGTTTGTTCCGCCTTGAATAACACGAATTCTAGCTTTCATTGCTTTTATTCTGTTTATAGCGGTTGTTCGTTTAAACATTACTTACAAATCATATTAATTTTTGATTTGTAACGTCTTCATAATCTGCATAAATATCAGGGTTATTATCGTTTTGTCTTACATACTCTTCATATACTTTTTTAAGTTCACTAATCCTATCTAATAAGCAACTGCCACAATTTGTAAATTCAGCGTGTTTGTTAAACGTACTTGTGTAAATTTGGTTTAATCGGTATTGAACTGTTGGAACAACTGAACCCCTTGTAATTTCAAAAAATTCCTTTAGAAAGTTGTAATCTTGTTCGCTTAAACAGTTAGGTTTTGAATAAGGGAATAACTTGTTTAACGCTTCCAAACGTTGTTGACAACCACAATCTTCGCCTGCTACAAATTTAACAAGTGCTTTGATTCCCGTTGCTGTTGTGATTTGGTCGATAGTATCTCCTAATCCTTGTGCTTTTTTTCGTGCCATAAGTCGCTTAATTCTTTTAAATCGTTTCTAAGTGTTTGGTTTTCTTTTTGTAGTTTTTTGTTTTCCTTTTCAAGTTGGCAAAACATTCCGTAAAACTCTTTCGCTCGTTCTTTACGTGCTTCAAGTTCGTTTTCTAATAATTCAAGTATGTTCTTAAAATTCATATCAATTCTAAATCGTTATTAATTAAATCTAAATAGTCATCTCCACAATTAATTCTAATCTTTTCTTTACATTCTCCTATCACTTCAAAGATTGAACGCAAACTAATATCCGTTCCTTTTGCTATATCTCTCATTGAATGATTACCCGTTAAATACAATCTAAATAGTGTTTGGTCGTAGCTGTGCCAGTTGTTTATTTCATCGTTTATCTTCGCTCTAAATCTATTTTGTGCTTCGTAAAATTCGCTATTATCAACGTCTGCAATTTCCAAAGGTAAATTATTTATCTTAGATATTTGCTTTTTTGCTTTTAGAAAATTTAAGAATATAGATTTAAGGGTTAAATGAATAAAGTATTGGTTTATTTTTCCGTTAACGATTATATCTTCTGGTCGCTTGTTTCGGTCTAATCTAAGGTACATTTCTTGCACCAAATCTTCAGCGTAAAAATACTCGCCGAACTTGTTAATCGTTCGAACGTAATCTTTGTGATGTTTAGCAATTTCGCCTAACCATTCCATTATTCATCTGGAAAAAGTGGTTGTTCGATAATCGTGTTTTCAATAGCTTGTAAAGGTGCTCCGTATCCCGAATCCATTAATGCTTTATAAGCGTTAACGTCCCCTTTTCGTGCTTTGTTTATCAGTGCAAGTGTCATAATATCTTCTTGGGAAAGTTCTTGTGTTTCTTGCGTTAAAGGGTTCTTTACTTTCTCCGAAGCCTCCAACCATTGACGTGCAATAGTCGAACGGTTACGGCTACCTTTTGGGCGTCCGTTAGGGTTTCCGCTTTGTCCTTTATCCCATTTTGGTTCTATTTCTTTATAACCTGCCATTTCGTTGTTAATTCGTTGTTTTATCTAACCATTGTATTTTTATTTGATTTGCTATTTGTGCAGTCATTACAGGCGGTACACTCATTCCAATTAAATACTTTGGTTCTACATCTTGAAAATCGTAATCAAGTGGGTATGTGCCTATTTGACAAATGTTATTATCTGATAAATAATTAGGCTTTTTATTGTGCAATAAAGGACTTGAATTACTTGCAATAATAGTATTACAAACTTCATTATCTGAAACTTTTATACTTCCAAAATAATTCCCTTTTGGATGTACTTTTGATAAAGCATTTCCTTGTGGGCATAATTCCCAATACTTTAACATTTCTCCTGTTATATCTTTTCCTATTGTATTGTTTTCAATTAATCCAAAAGGTATTGCATCTTCACTAAACTCTAATTTCAATTTAGGCAAATTCAAATCCTTTCTTTGGCAAATAAAAAATACACGTTCTCTTTTTTGTGGAACTCCCATTGAAGCCGAATTAAGCAGAAACAATTGAACATTATAACCTGCTTCATCAAAAGCTTTAAAAATACGCTTTACATAAAGTTTAGCGTTACCTTGTATTAATCCTTTTACGTTTTCAGCCAATACTATTTTAGGTTGTAATTTCTTTGCAAGTGCTATGTATTCAAAAAACAAATCGTCCAAAACTTGTTCGGCTTGTCCTTCTTTAAATACTTTTTTTTTGCCCCAATCTTTTTCACGATTTCCAGCCATTGAAAAAGAACTGCAAGGCGGTGAACCATCTAATAAATCCAAATTATATAATTCATCTGGAATATCTGAACGCTTAACAAATTCTCTAATATCTTCTAAAAATAAGTGTTTAGGTTTGTGATTTAACTGATAAACCTTTGCGATTTTAGGGTCAATTTCAACTCCTCCTAAATGATTAAACCCTGCTAATTTATAGCCCATTGTTGAACCGCCACCACAAATAAAAGTACCAAAAACATTATAATTATTTGGCTGTATATTCTTTGACGGATAGCCGTCTTTTAAATACCATTTATAGGGAAATAAGTGCATCGTAAAGTATTTTTTCGGGTGTTTGTCCTAACTTTTGTAATCGTTCTTTTACTAAATTATAATCGTCTTCAGTAAACTCTAATTTAATAGTATATTTCTGGTCCTCAAAATCATTTAAATCAAGTTCTTTGTTCTTTTCTGAATAATCTGTTTCGGTTTCAAAACTCGGAACTTCCAACCCCCAATCTTCCAACTGCTCCGAATCCCATTCAGCAAGTAAACTCCAATCCCATTCGCCACCGCTTACATTATCTTTAATTAAAAATTCACGTTGTTGTTCTTCCGTAAGGTTATCAGCAATAATAATTGGCACTTCTTTCAACCCTGCTTCTTTGCACGCTTTAAACCGCATATTTCCGCCAAGGATTACCATATCAGCGTTAACGACAATCGGTCGAATATCTAGCATTTCTGGAAAATCTTTAATTGATTGCACTAACTTTTTAAAGTTATCGTCTTTGATTAGTCGTGGGTTGTTCGGGTTTAATTTAACCTCGCTTAGTTTTGTTTTAATTGCTTTCATTCTATTGGTATTAAATTCTGTATTTCAGTCTGGAACGTTTCGAAGTCTATCCACTTACAAAGGTAGTAAATTCCACCATCGTTTTCCACTTTGATTTGTCGCTTTTTTTGTGATTCTTGTTGCCTATCTTTACCAACTTTCAATTCAAGTGATAAGAAACGACCGTTAACCATTCCTTCCGCATCTGAAAGTCCTTTATTTTCACTTGGAATATAACCTATTCCTTTACGCCATTTCCCTTCGCTTGAAATTCGTTGAAAAGTTGACGACTTAGGATAAACGTAATTAACGTAATCAACTATTAGTTTTGTTATTTCGTTGGTGTTTGCGTTCGGTATTTTTAAAGTTTCTTTTTTCTGAATAACAAATTCATAAGGAATACCGTTATCAGTTTGTCGAACCTCAACTAATCGTTTTTTAACAATACGTTTTTTATCTAGGTCGTACTTTTTAAAGGTAACTTTTGACGCAGGCATTATTGTATTTAAACAATCCACCATGTGGCAATAGTCAATAAATTGTTTTAGGGTATAAATAGGCATTATTCGTAAAGATTCATTAATTGTTCAAGTGTTAAATTTTGTCTAATATCGTGCTTTATTTCTTTAGTTATAACGTAATATTTTATAAAATTAAGATTTTCACAGCATCGTTTACTTTCAAATTCTAAATGATATATTTTTTTTAAATCAGTTCCTGCAGTTGCAGATGTAAGAATCATTATTCTATTTTTCATACTATTTCTATTTTAAATTCACGTGAATAATTACCAGTTGCTTTTAGCTGTTTTATCTTCCAATTGCACAAAGCACGATTTGGAAAATACCACGTTTCGATGTTGGCGTAAATTAATTTATAGGTCATTTGATATTAATTTTATATGCTTCAAACTTTTGTTTTAACTGCTCGTTTTGTAATTCCAAATCACGAATATAGCTTTGCGATTTATTAAAGTATTCCTGAATCAAAAGTAAACGGTTTAATGTTTTCTCAAATTTCTGAATTGTTTTAGTATTCGGCAAATCTTCTTTTTGCTTCGCGATCAAGTTGCGTTCAACTTCGATAATAATATCGTTAAGAAAATAACCTGAGTGTTTGTATTGCGTTTCCATGATCCACGACACATCAAGTTTTTTCCACGCTTTTTCTATTTCTTGCGTTTCTTTTAGTATTTCTTTTATTGAAGTCATAATTTAGCTTTTTCGTTTAGTTCGTCCCAAATTTCGGGTTTTTCTTTTACAATTTCCTTTTCACGTTTCACAAACATAATATGTTTAATTCCGTTTGGTTCGCTGTTATCAACTTCTAATTCAAAGAATTTAACGTATTTATTAAATGCCTGAGTGAATGCTGTTTTACTTTTCAATCCGTACTTTCCAACGTTTGAATTATAGTCATTAAATAGCTTATCGTAATTGTACCAATCATTAAATTTAAGTAGTTGCAATTGGTTGTAAAGTTCAATATTAATTTCTGTTTGTAGTTTCTTAATTGGTAAAGAAATTTTATCGTAATCCATTAATCCATTCTGCAAGTATTTTTTAACGCATTGAATCATGTAAGAATCAAAACGTTTCCATTCGGCTTCGTCCCAGTTATCAAATAACTTGTGTCCGAAATAATGTAAAGGTGTGTACTTTGAATTGAAAAATGTACTTAGTTCTACTTCAAATTTTCTTGCATCGTGTGAACCTCCTGAACCTTTCAAAGTATAATTTGTAGTAATTAAAATCTTTGGGCTTTCTGAAATTGAAAGTTTAATTGTGTCAACTCCTTTGTAGGTAATATCAATTCCTTCCGTAATTTCTGAAAATAAATCTTCAAAAACAAAGTTCTTTTTTACATCGTCATAAACTAAAATTTGGGTGTCGGTCTTAACACTTGAATACTTAAATTTATCGTTTGAATCAAACTTTTTACCATTAAGTGAATGTACTTTTTTAAGGTGTTTTAATCCGTTCCAAAATAAACCCTTTCCGCTCCTGCCGTTCGGTTCATCGCTAATCATTTCATCGTTTAGAATTATCGCCCTATTATCGCAACCATTGTTATAAGAATGAAGTAGGTAACCAATAACAGATTGAAAAGTATTATAACGTGCAACCGCTTGTTTGTAGTTTTCAATTTCCTTTGCGCTTGCATTTTCTTGAAGTTTAAACCCTCCAGAAATTAACCAAATGAAAGTTCTATATTCGCTATCATGGTGGTCGCATTCTGAATATTCTCGGTCGATAATTTGGTCTTTCCAAACACTAAGGTTGTATTCTTTATAATCCTTTAATAAAACGTTTTCTTTAGTAACTTCTAAAACTCCATTTTTATAAAATAAGTAGCAGGTTTCTGCATTATCCCTTAAAATGTTTATTGTTTCAGTTTTTAGCATTGACAAATAATCCCTTTTAAATAGGCTTGTTCTGCTGGTAACTAAATTAAATACCGTTCTATCAAAATTATGCTGCAAAATGAAATCCATTACAAAATCCTTTATTTCGTATTCATCAACAATATTTAGAAATATACCGTTTTTACGAATAAGATTAAAAGTGCTTTGAGGGTTTGGTTTTGATTTTATAAAATTGTTTCCTTCTAGGAATAACTTAAAATTAAAGTTATCAATTGAAATTTTACCGTCTTTGGAAGTATCCCAAAAGGTCATTAAAGTTGTTGCCTCATCCATATAAATTTTTTAGATAAAAAAACCCCGCTAACTTTCGGAGGGCAGTCCTACTCGTCAACGAGGTTTGTAATAATTTCTTTAAGTTCCTGCCCGAACCGTTTACAAATATAAAAATAAATTTATAAACTAAATCTT